GATGCTGCTGTTATAGCATTTTCTAAATTACAATGGCGAACACCAGCTTTAGGTAAGTGTTTTGTACGGGAGGATGAGGTTAAATATCTTAAATCTTGTCCAGTTAGTGTTATAACGCGAAGACGTGAACTGAATGAAATAGGCATTTATTCAACTATAGGAGAAGAAGTGTCAACACCAGAGGCATATTTAGACCGCGATGATGTCTATAATCTCGTACATGGATTTCACTATCAAATTGATACGCGTCGAGGAGATTGTGGAGCCCCTGTCTTAGTACATGATAAATCAGTGCCACATAAGATCATTGGCATGCATGTTGCAGGTATGGAAGAGATTCCTTATGGTTTAGCTAATCTGATCACATATGAACAAATTAAAGATTATACTTCAACGGCTAATTTTGAACACACCACACCTTGTGTTGCCATGGGCACGATAGATTTAATTGGCGAGATTGCAGAAGGACCAAGACCCAGCCAATCCCGAAAGACAGGATTTTATAGAACTCATATAGATGCATTACCCACCCCCAAGAATCCAGTAGATTTACGTATATATAATGATAATGATCCAGTTTTGAATGCCATGATGAAAAATGCTCGAGAGAGGCCCAAATTGGAAATGTCAGTGAAACGAATGAATGCAATAGCAGATCATATTGCAAAGAAGTTTCCATTGGAACGCAACACTGAAGTTTTGAGTGATTATGATGCAATTAATGGTACTATCTTAGCTCCTATTAATTTAAAGTCGAGCATGGGGTATCCTTATGTGTTAGATCAATCTAAGAAGAAGAGTGTCATTTTTCATAGGCAGGATGATGGGACAACAACATTGGTAGATGAACAATTTAAAGAAGATTGGGCGAAATTGGAAAAGCAAATAATGTTAGGACCACCAGACATTTATTGGATATCATGTGGTAAGGATGAGTGTTTAAAACCAGGAAAGCCACCACGAATTTTCGAAATACCCCCATTCCATTATTCGCTATCTATGCGTAAGCATTTTGGTGCCTTTATATCTTGGGTACATGAAAATCCATTCGTAGCGTATAGTGCAGTGGGGATGAATCCGGAAAGTGCACAATGGCAGAAGATGTATACGAATTTATTACTTAAGGCTAATGTGGGTTTAGATTTTGATTGGAAACGATTCGATTCTACGTTACCAGTCTTCATCTTTAAGAGCGTTAAGTTATTATGTGATAGATGGTATAGAAATGAAAGTCCGCAACGCGACAATCTGCTTGCGGCATTGGAAGTAAGACCAACTTTCTTCGAAAAGTTTTTATTCTTAATACGAGGAGGTAATCCATCTGGTAATGTTTTAACTACTATATTGAATACATTCGCACAAATATTTTTGTTAATGGATGTGTGGTTATCGTCAGTTCCAGTAGAATTACGGTCACTATACCATTTTGATAAATACGTTTGTGTTTATCTTTATGGTGATGATGGAATAATGTCTGTGCACGTTTGTGCTCGGAATCATTATAATTTTGCAATTATAAGAGATCACGTCAAAAACTATTGTATGGAGATAACAACAGCAAGTAAAGATTCTACGGAGTCTGGTTTTAGACCTTTTGAGGAATTAACTTTTCTTAAGAGAGGTTTTAGACGTGATGACAAAGGTTTAATGGTGCCG